TATGAAAACGAGCATACCCCCCGCAGATCCCGCCGAGATACTCACTTACCTCAACCAGATCACCGGCCGCCGTTTTCGGGAAAATAAAACCAATTTAAACGGCATTGCAAGAGTCATGAAAGAAGGTTTCACAGAGCAGGAAATACATGAAGTGATCCAGGTGAAAACCCTCGAATGGAAAAACAACCCGGAGATGAGCGTCCACCTGAATCCGGTCACACTATTCCGGCCTAAGAATTTTGAAAAATACGTTAACCAGGTGATTGCTATTAAACAAAACCCTCTCATTTATGCAAAACACTTCGCGAAAATTAACAAAACAGGCAGCCTCGGCACCAGCGCCGCAGACGACGCTGAGGCAATTAACGACCTGTACGGCTAAGCAGTTTAACAACCAGCTGGCGCGCCTGGAGCAAAACCTTTCCATCCGCCAAAGCATTGAGCAGAGTCCGCTGATCTGCGCGGAAGGACAAAAGAAAGATGTGGTGCCGCAGATCATTCGCGTAGTGGAGTTTTTCCTGCTGGTCACCGGAAAAGAAATGGAACCCTTCCAGATCACCATTCTCGCAGGCGACCTGTACGACCGTTTCCAAACCGATACGCTGGACGATGTGATCCTGATGCTGAAGCTGGCGCGCACGGGCGAGTTTGGCAAGGTATACAGCTTTAATAGCATGACCGTGATGGAATGGGCGCGGATGTATCTGGAACGTAAGGCCGAGGAGCGCGAGAGGTTGCTTCGCTCGCCAAGATCGCGTCGCTCTGCTCGCGAGGCACTGCCGGAACCGGGTTTGAAAAGCTTCAGCGAGCTGCCACCGGAACTACAGGAAAAGTTTAACAACCTGAACAAAGAAAAAAGCGGTTTTAAGCTGATCCCCGATAGAGCGCGCGAGGCGCTGACCAACGAGAAATTTTTGAGAAACCTAAAAAAAGAAGAATAAATGAGCAAAATAAAAATCTACATCGCCGGAAAGATCACCGGTGAGGACCGCCTACAATGCGCGGAGAAATTCCTAAAAGTGCAAAAAGATTTAGAAGCCCAGGGCTTCGAAGCGCTGAACCCGCTGGAGATCGTCGGCACTTGGGATATTACGTGGGAAGACGCAATGAAGAAATGCATTGCCGCCCTGCTCACCGCCGACGCGCTGGTCCTGCTGCGCGATGCCTCCGACAGCCGCGGCGCCATGATCGAACAAAAGCTCGCCTATGATCTCAACATGCGTGTATTTCTTGGAACGCGCGATTTAGCAAAACGATTAAAACAATAGTATGAAAACAATACGCTTTCGCATTGGCCGAACAATCTACCGCATAGAGCTGCCGCCGCAGGCAGATCCCGCACACGAGATCCGGGAAACCGGTTTTACCAACTTTATAATTGTAAGCAATGACTAAAATAAACGGCTACTGGTACTCGCACGAAGAGATTACCGAAGCATTAAAGAAAAAAGGCTACAGGATCGTCTGTACCGATTACGGTCAAGACCGCCGCGGCAATGAGCAGACCGAGAATGTCGCCATAAAAGACGGCAAAAGCCAGACGGTGAAAAGCGCCGCGCTGGCGGAGTTTCATAAGAAACCCGCACTTATTTAAAAATATTTTAACCAAAAACTTGCAGTTTCTAAAAAATGTGTATGTTTGTAGTGTTCAAACTATTCAAATTCAGAAGCAACGTTAAGTTGCCCACACTGCGTTAGGGCTTTTTTTATGCCCTGCATTCACGCATAGGTGCTCACCCCGTGGCATTGCTGTAATGGCGTGCCGGCTTCTGAATGGATAGCTTGAACAACGGGTAGTGGGCACCGTTTTTTATTGCCTGCAAGTTCAAAAAATCCATCTATTATGTTACATTCTAACAAAAGCCAAGCTCAGGCTCAAAAGGAGCGAACCCCTAATTTTACTGCGCCAAATCAGTTGCGCGAATACTTCCAAACTATTTACAAACTTCAGCGTGACGGCGATCATTTTCCGGTTGACCTGGACGATGTTTGGCCACTAGCCTACACCCAAAAGCGAAACGCATTGCGAGTGCTTGAAAATGAGTTTGTTGAAGGTGAAGAGTTCCACCTTGCCCAAAAAGGCAAGGTCGTCAAATTCAGCGAGTTAGAAAATGGTGTAAAAATCACCGCTAAACTCACCACCGCAGCACTCGAATATCTGATCGCTCGGAAGATCCGCCCGGTGTTCGAAGTGTACCGCCAAGTGTTTCATTCTGTCAATACGCCAATCAATGGCATTTTTCCAATCTACCACGACGGTGTGTTAGGATATCCGCGAAAAGAGTTTTTAGCTACCGTAAAGCGCAGCAATAAAAATGGCTACCGATTGTCTCGCCGTTTTCCTGAAGACAACTTTAATATCGGCCGTACAAAATGTATTTCGATGCGCTTGGCTAAGTATCTGCAAAAAGAGGCGGAAGTGCGTGCGTTGCAACTGGAATTATTCCCCACGCAAATCACTGCCTAATGGAAAAGCCAGTAAAAGAAAGGCTGGAAAGCTTTTTCCAGCATCAGATCTGCACCGATGAATTTGCACGACACCTGCGCCGGATGGACGATCAGATGATCAATATCATTCTGCGCCTGGAAGATGATCAGTACGACAAGAAATGGATAGAAGACGGGCATTACTACCTCACCCGCTTCTGCGAAGTTCTGGATCCCGTACTGGAAGACCCGCAGGCTACGGAGGCCAACTAATCTCACCCCTTTATTATTTCTTACAACTGAGCCGGTGAAAGTCCGGCTTTTTATTATCTTTAAACCCTAAAATTATATGTTATGAAAAAGATGTTTTTACTTTTAATGAGTGTTGTAGCGCTTTCTTGCTCGCGTGACGGTTCCGGCAGCGAAACCGATCCGGTAGACCCGACGTTTGGAACCAACAACGGCAAAGCCAATGTGAAAGTACAATTTGAAAAAGAGCTGACCGGCGGGCAGATTGTAACGGAAGACCTCACGGCGGCCGTGGTACATATCTGGGATGCAGCTGACCGAAGCTTTGACGCCTCAAAAAGTTCCGATATTATTGAAGGTTACGCATTCGACACCAAGACAAATACAAGCGTAAAAGCGCGCACTACGAGAATGTCTACGTCGGGTTTCTATGAACTGTTACCGGCTGGTAGGTATTTTGTTTACATTCATACCGGCAGCCAGACGTCTCCGCGTCCAAAAATGGCCTCAAGCTCTACGTATTTCGAGATCAAATACAAGGAAATCACAGACGTGAAAAAGGTCTTTAAAAACACCATCGGCACGCAGCCCTGGTAACCTTATAGAATCGTATAACCACCACAGATCCCCGGCTTGCTTGCAGCCGGGGATTTTTTTTATATTGCACTCATGATAAGGACGCCCGGGCGCAGTTTGGCCAAAATAGCCGGCAGAAACGAAAAACTAACGGCAAGATATTATTTCTACAATACCATCGTGGGCCTGAAGCTCTCGCGATGCCTTCAGATTTTGTCGGAGGAGTTTGATCTGAGCGAATCGCGCGTGGTGGATCTTATCGCGTTTCTTTCGGCAAAGATCAAAGATCATGAGTACAAAGCGACCAGCGTAGAGCAGCTGCGCGACCGCTACCCTTATCTTGTCTGGAGTTACCGGGCTTAATCCGCCAGATCTTCCCGCCACGATGTGGTAAAACGCCGCTCTACAGTTTTCAGACCTTTGCGCAAGAGTTGCTCCACTGCCGCCGTCTGGCTGAAAGCCTCAAAGGTTTCATCTTCATAGCCCTGCAATACTTTATACAACTTTTCCGACACGTCCAGATAAGCCAGTGCCTGTTCGCGCCGTGCGGCCGGTGCCAGGCTGTTCGTTTCACCCGCCATTTTGCACACCAGCTGGAGCGTGATCTGCGCCGTGTGGATCTGATACAGGTCGTCGATATTTTCGCTCGTTTGGCTCATGCTGACAAGCACGGCCGGATACGACAGCGGCGGCTGCTCTTCCTGAAGCTGGCCGTATTGCAAGTCCACGTGGCGGATCTCGGGAACGGTTCCCAGCAGTTCGATGATTTTTAAATAAAGGGTTTTCATTTTTACTGTTTAGTTGTTAAGTCGTTAAGTTGCTCAGAGGCTTTTGATGGCGTTGCGGATCTCGGCGATGCACACGCGGCGGATGCGGGCTTTCAGGTACGGGCTGTCTTTTTGTCCGCCGATAAACTGCCGCTGCGGGATGTTCTGGTTAATGGTGCGCGTGAAGCTGGAAACCCTTGTTTTACCGCCTTTCTTATTGCGGCGCAGGTGTTCGCCCACCTGCTGCGTTATTTTGCCCCGAAAGCCCTCATTATGCACGCGGGCATACGGCACATCGGGACCGCCAGCACCGATGAAAACGCGGTCCTGTAAAATGCGCGTCACTCGGATGCTGCGGCGAAGCTTGCCCGTCTTCACCAGCAGCGCCCGATCGGTCTCATCACGCTTGCCCCATTTGGTCGGGTTTTTCCGTTTAGCCCATACGTCCTGCGAAAAGCCGCTCCACGCATTCTGCGTGAAACTGTTCAGCGAGAAGTTCACCGCCTCCTCGCCGACGATGGCCGGCAGGGCGCGCAAGGTCTCGGCGAGGCGGTTCTGGAGTTTGGCAAACGAGTCTTCACCTTTCGGCATAATTGTTTGGTATTAAGATTGTTTTGTATATTTGTCATTCATAACCGCGCTGAGTGTGACTAATGGGAGCTAAATCCCAGGTGTAGCTGCAGCGCGGTTTCTTATTTTATAGCCTGTACAACGCTGTAAAATTGTTTTTCTCCTGTGTCACGCAGTTCCCTGATTACAACGTACATTTTCTCAATTCCGCGAACTTGGTAATAATGGTAATTAAAGTTTCTGCCTTTATGATCAGCCGCTGACTTGATAAAAGTTGCTTGCTTTAAAACCTCGTCGAGTTTAAGACCGAGTAGGTTTTTACTTAAAATATCATCGTGCGACTGATTGAGAAAGTGTTTTATTCCTTTTTTGCTAACCGTTATTTTCTCGCCCGAGTTACTGTATAGTGTTTTACCGATATAATTTTGCTCTGCATGTGCCATAACCACGCTGCGCGAGGCTTTCACTGTTATAATTTCTGGCGTGTTGGCGATATGCTTATTTTCCTTAGTAAATATTTCACCGGTCACACCTGCATTGTTTTTCCAGTCGTTTGGTATTTTCACGCTTTCCCACGCGCTCGTATTGGTTGGTACGCCACGTCGCAGTCTGCGCACGGTCGTACGGCAGTTAAAATGGTTCGGCGGGAAAAAGTAAGCCAGGCGCGGATCATCTACCGTACAGATCACGCCATCCAGCGGTGCGCAGATATCCGACGTGCCGCCATCGCGTACCACATCAAACTGAGCATACGGAAAGACGTGCTTATCGCGCTGGATCTCCTGCCAAAGCCGCGACATTTGCGCACCAGCAACGGCCGTATCGTATTCGGTCTTGAGGTGGCGGTTACTGACGCCGACTACAAAAAGGGCTTCGCGTTTATATTCATTCCAAGGCCGCAGGCTGCCATCGGGCCGCACCAGTAAATTGCTGAGGCGCACACAGTCGTTATAGTTTTTCGCCACGGCAAACTTCCAGGTGTTGCGCTTCAGGTATTCGCGCATGGCATAATCGGGGCTGTCATAATCCACTTCGCCGAAACCTTCGTCAACACCGCTTGCCAATTTGCTGCCGGTTGCTTTAATGACGGACTTACTCACCGGTTCGCCGCTACCTTTCTCTTTGTAAATATCGCGGATGGCTTCGGTCCATTGCGCGGCCAGCAGATCGGCCCAATCAGGATCGTTTGCACTCAGCTGCGCATGGTGATCGCAACAGCCGTAATAATCGTGCTCAAGCTGATTCCAGTCCAGCTCCTCGCGTAGCGTAAGTTCTACCGAGGAGCGTGGGCGAAAAAATCCTTTAGCTTCTCAAAAAATGAAAGTTCACGGGCGGTTAGCTTTTGCGCTTTCGGCTTTTCTTTTTCGTCTTTTTCCAGGCTTTCTTCCTCCTCTTCCGTAAGATCATCTAATCCTTTTTTAACCGCAGCCGCGCGTTCGGTCGCTTTCTTGCCTTTTGGCAAACCGAATTCCTCGTAGAAATAATCATCATCCACGCCCTCGGCCGTTGCGCTATCTACAGACAGTGCGATTTGCAGCTTTTCCTGCGGCGTGGCTTTTTCCTTTTCAATAAAGTTAAACCAGCCGTTTTGTACCGGATAACCGCGTTTCTCAAGCAGCGGCAAAAGCATGCGGTTCAGCACGCGCTGCACGTAGCGCCGGTCGGCTTTGTTCAGGTCGCTTTCGGTTTCTGCGTGCACTTTGCCCTGGGCAAGGCTAGAACCGTTGATGGTTGTCATCGTTTGAGACACCACACCGATCAGGATTTGCTCGTCGCAATACTTCAGGAAATTTTCATGCACCGCACTGGCGCTTCCACCCGCTTCGCCGATGGTTTTGATGTCGCCTTTGTTGCTCATGGTAATGGATCCGCCAGCGCCGCGCAGGCGGAAGGCTTTCTCCATTTCTTCGCGGCCGCCTTCGTCTTCGGGATCGTACAGCCCGGCAAGGATCGGAATACCGAAGAGCTCGCAGAACTGCGCATAATCACTGCCGCCGTTGCGTTTGAAAATGGCGTGTGGCGCGGTCTTCAGGAAAAGGCCGAGGTCGTCATCTTTGCCCAGGTTCAAAATAAAATCATCGTTTTCATACGAGATACCGTCCGGATCCGAGAGGTTGCGCAGGATGATTTTCTTGGCGGTTTGCAGGTTTTGGCGTGGCACTGAAAACAGATTGAAACCGTTTTTAAACGATAATTCAATGACCGACTTTCCGTAGAACTTCGTCATCATGATTTCGGTCAGCAGTTCCTCAAATTCGGGTGTATCCATGAAGTCGGCCATCACGTCGATCTCCTTTCCGTCGCTCAAAAACTTCAATTCAAAATTCGTCACGGCGCGGATGCGTTTGTCCACGGCGTCGGCCAGTACGGTATCAATCAGCAGATCGTTGTAAAGGTTTACCAGGCGCGCACGGTTGCCACGGTCGGCGGCGCGCATGGCATTGCGCCACACGGCGATATCGGTTGCGCTGCGGTCTGGCGGGTTTACCACCACGACCTGCGAAAGGCGCAAACCGTCCTTTTTTGGTTGGTTTGCTTTCGCCTGGGCGGCGAGAGTTTGAAAGCCTGTATTTTGTTCCATTTTAGAAATAGTTTTCGCGTTTTGGGTTCGAGTGCATGCTGAAGCTGGTGCCGGATCCGTCCAGCGGCGGCAGTTTCGGGAAGTTGGCCGGCATGCCTTTGTACACGGCCGTCAGCCAGTTTACTGCCTCTTGGTAGCGGAATTTCTTGTCTTCATAATCGATGCTTGGATTTGCCAGGCCGATCAGTTCCCAGAGGGCAATGTCTTTAATGAATTTGAGTAAAAGCGGCGAGCGGTCCGCGCCGGTTTTGTCAAAAATCTGTTCGGTCACATAGTGGCGGCTTAGTTTGCTTTCGGCGTATTCGATGGCCATATCGATGCACGCCAAGGCGATAGTTTCATCGCCGCGGATGATGGTTTGTATTTCCTCATCATAGGCGTGGGTGCTGAGTTCTTCGGGGGTTAGGTACATTTGGTAGAGGTTAGAAGTTAGTAACGGCGGCTGTTGGCTGGACGTTGATAAATTTGGGGCGGCGCACTATTGTGAGCGTTGCGGATGATGTGGTTAATTTTCCACACGGCGCCCTCCACGGCATCCGGGCCGTCGTCGTTGGCTTTGGATTTGGGCGAGAGTGCCAGGAACTGAAAGGCCATGTTTTCCATGTAGGGCTTTTTCTCCAGCTTCTCGTTGAAGATGAGTTTGCCCGCACGGTTCAGCGGTTCCAACAGGGATTCGATCCGGTAGAATTTGTCCGGCTTGGTTCGGTCGTCGGCCTTCAGCGATAAGGTGACGCCGTGGCGTTTGTTTGCAAGCTTTATCTCGTCTTTCAGGGTCTCGTCGATCCACGGCCACTCGATGAAAAAGTACACCGCCGTTTTGCTGCCGACCAGGTCAAGTATTTCAAACTGCCAGTCGAGCATTTGTGCCACGCTGGTCTGATCGTCGCCTACCCAGATTACATGGTACTCGTCGCGCCACTTACCGACCAAGGCCGTGGCTTTGTAGTCGCCCTTTTTCTTATACGACGGGTCGGTGTAGGCAACCAGAAACTTATAATCTTTCAACGGCCGCATTTTGCCGTAGTGGATTTCTTTAAATACCTTTCCGATCTTCAGCGGGTTGTTAAAGTATTCACCCTGGACGCTTGCCATGCTTATTTTACTCAGCACGCGGTCGATGTGCGCCTCGGTGTTTTTGTTCGGCCACGTGGACTTCCCGTCCTTATCGCGGATGTTGACGATCTCGTAGAAATCCGCCTTTTCCATGGCTTTTTTGATGCAGCAATAGTCGGCGATGATGTTACCGTTAAAAAGAACCAGCAAAGGATTGGAAATGGAACGCGTGGCATAAAGCGCCTTTTCGAACCATTCCCATTTCTTATCCACCATTTCAGGATTCCGGCAGTCTTCGTCTGTATCGAAGTCATCGACGATAATGGCATCCGGACGAATTTCTTCATTACGCGCACCACGCGGCGCATTACCGGCACCCACTGCCACAAACATGGCACCGGCGCGGATGGTAAACTGGTCCGTCTTCCAGTGGCCGTGGTTCTGCTGGCGCCCGTAATCGTTTATGATCCTTTGGTTTTTCTCAAAGGTGAGTTTGAAAGGCTTTAAAAGCCGCTCGGCACTTTCCGACGTGGCGGAAGCCAGAATGATAAAGCGTTTTTTCTTGGTCAGTGCCAGATAGCAAAATTCCATCATGGCGCGTCCGGACTTGGCAAGTTCGCGGGACCAGGGGCGGACTTCGTACCATTCCTCATTTCCCAGAATCCTTTTAGTGGATTTGGTATGGAACGGCATCGGCTCGGACGTGTAATATTTGTGAAAATAGTATCTAAACCATTCCTCCGGATTGGCTTCGAGCTTGCGGATCCGTTCGCGCTTGGCGTCTTTTGGTTCCAGCGGATCCACCGCGCCGGCCTGCTTCGTACTGCTGTAGTAATTTTCCCAGAAGTCCAGCGCGCGGCGATCGTCCGGCGTTTGTCGTTTCAGCAGTTCCATTACAACTTAGATTTAATGAAGAGATCAGAGTAATCGGCGATCATTTGCGCGTGCTCCAGACTTTCTTTGCGCACGAAGTCGAGGAATTGCACCTGTACACTTATAGCGTCTGCAAGGCCGAGGCTTTCGGCTTCGAGATCTTTAATGTCGCGGATCAGTTTGCGGCGAACATCGGCGGTTTTAGAGTCGGCAAACTTTTGTTTTGAGTCAGCAACAGAGGCGTTCAGGTGTTCTAATTCTTCCATGAGGTTGGCGTGCTGCTGCTGGCGCGTGAGCACGATGTTCTGCTTCAGCTTCCGCCACTGCCCGTCATCGATCCATTTGCCGATCGTTTTTTCACCCACGCCCACACGCTCGGCCAGTTCTTTCTGCGTCGTGATATTATCGCGGGTGTAGAGCAGTTTGGCGTGCTCCTTCAGCCGCTCCTGCTTTTCCCTGGTTAATCTTGCCATGCTATTAGTTTGCTGCAAAGTTGCCCGTAAGGCCGCGAAAACTGAAACCGGGTTTTTCTAATACCCTGATTTATAGGGTATCATACCCCTTTTTTGAGGGTATGATTAAACTCCGGTTTTTGTGAGGAAATGGAAAGGCGAAACTTTGCGGCACAATAACGAGAGATTGCCACGCTGCGCTCGCAATGACAAAACCATGAGCAAAAAGACCTTTATCCTGAATGATGAAACTGTTAAAAACTCCTACGGGTTCCGTGTACTTACCGCCGGCATCAGCCTGGAGCGGTTTGCCGCAAATCCTGTTTGTCTTAACAACCACTCCAACCATACGAAGGATGTACTGGGCGCATGGGCTGATGTTAAAACGGACGGCGCACTCCTAACGGCTACACCTGATTTTGACACGGAAGATACCGACGGAAAAGAGGTCGTTCGCAAAGTTCTCAGCGGCAAACTGAAAGCATGCAGCATCGGTATCATTATCGAACCGGAGCACGTGCTGGCACTGGAAAACGGCGACATCGTAGTGACCAAGTGCGAACTGATGGAAGCCAGCATCGTAGCCGTACCGAGCAATGCCAACGCCGTAGTGCTTTATTCCCAGGACGGCAACCCGCTCACCGACCAACAGACCAAGCAAATCGTGCTTGCTGCCCAAACTGCAAAACCATTTGAAAAACCCGATAACATGAAATTAATCACCGCACACCTACAGCTGGACGATAGCGCCAACGAATCCGCGATCCTCGAAGCTGTGAAAGGTATTGAAGCCAAACTGACGGCTTCTAAAAATGAAAACGTAAAGCTGCAAGCCGACTACGATGCGCTTGTAAAAGCTGACAGCGACCGCAAGGCCGCAGACCTTTCTGCCAAGATCGACGCCGCTGTGAAAGACGGCCGCATCGACGCCGACGCAAAGGCCACGTTCGCTGAGCTTTCGTACGAATCTGCAACGAAACTACTCGCGACGCTGAAACCGCGCAAACCGGTTGCTGAGCAGATCGACAGCCCGGCTGCTGCCAGCGAGAAATATGAGAAGCTAAGCTTCGATGAACTGCGCAAGCAAAACAAGCTGGCCGCGCTGAAGGCAGAATTTCCGGACATCTACGAGCAGAAGTTTGAGGAGCAGTTCGGCTACAAGCCCGGCGGCAAAAAGTAAGAATAACCATAAAAACTGAAATTAAACATGAGTTTACAAATTGAAATCTGGAGCTCCGCGATACAGGAGAAACTGCGCGACGACAATACGTGGCTGGAAGCCGTGAGCGATGTGCAAGACAGCAACATTATTAACGGCTCCATCGTGCATATCCCGCAGGCCGGCAACCCGTCCGCCGTGGTGAAAAACAGAACCACCTTGCCCGCGGAAGTGAAGCAACGCCAGGATGGTGAAGTGCTGTACAAAATCGACGAGTACACCACCGATCCCGTGCACATTAAGCACAGCGAAACCGTAGAGCTTTCGTACGATAAAACCCGTTCCGTGCTGGACCAGGACATCGCGAACCTCTCCGATGAAGTGGCGGAAGGAATGCTCACCAACATGGTTGTAAGCCCAATTGGCGACAATCAGGCACTGCCAAAATCCCACATCTTGCTGACCTCCGGTGCTAACGTTGCCGCTACGGCGGACGGCGCTACCGGCCAAAGAAAAGCCTTTGACCTGAGCGACCTCCAAAGAATGCGCGGCCTCTTGAAAAAGCAAAGAGCCTGGACGGAAGGGCAAATGTTCGGCCTTTTAACCGCCGAAATGGAAGCGCAATTGTTCCCCGCCAACAGCATGCTGACCGCAACGTACATGGCAGCGGTTTCCGAAGACGAGCGCAGATCCGGCGTCATGTACAAAGTACAGGGCTTCAAGCTTTACAGCCGCGGATCCGTGTACACGCTAACACCGGCGAAAGACTTCAAAGCATTTGGCGCGGTAGGCACGGCGACCGATTGCGAAGGCTCGATCTTCTGGAACAAAAACATGGTCGAGAAGGCCGTCGGTACTACCGAAGCCTTCGAGCGACTGAAAGACCCGCAATGGTATGGTGATATTTTCTCCTTCCTCGTGCGTATGGGCGGCCGCGCAAGACGCAAAGGTTACGAAGGTGTAGCCGTGCTGATGCAGGCGCCTGCTGTGTAAGACACTTTTTTCTTTTTCATATCAGCCGGCCCGGCGTGGCCACTACTGCGCCGGGCTTTTTAAAAAAAAAGCAAACCATGCAACTGACAAAGAATTTCAACATAAAAGAATTTGCCTGCAATGATGGCACCGCAGTGCCGGCGTCGCTCACAGACAACGTGCGCAAGCTCGCAGCAAACCTGCAAGTATTGCGTGATCATCTGGGTAAACCCATCGTGATCAACAGCGGCTACCGCACACCGGCTTACAATGCGAAAATTGGCGGCGCTACCGCTTCCAAGCATAAGCTCGCACAGGCGTCGGATATCCGCGTCGCAGGACTAACACCGGCGCAGGTACACAAAGAGATCTTAACGCTCATCGCAGCCGGAAAAATGCACAACGGCGGCCTGGGCATCTACAACACATTTGTGCATTACGACGTACGGCCAACACCCGCACGCTTCGATTACAGAACCAAGTAACCAATGACACCAGAACTGCCGCAACCTTTCGGACAGGACGATATCCGACAGGATCCGAAGGCGGTGGTTATTGCCCTGCTGATCGGGCTGCTGCTACTCTTTAGCGGCGTGATCGCGGTTCTGTACTATCGGAAAGAGGAGCAAGACGCAAGATGCACGGAGAAAACCGACAAACTCTACGAAACGATGATCATGGTGAGAAACCAACGCATCGAGTTCTACGAGCAAATGATTTTCTACAAAGCAGAAAACGAACAACTGAAACGGCAGGACAGCATCAAAAAACAGATCACCAAGCCGTATGTGGATAAACTATTACAATAATGAAATCAAAAATCTTAATCACCGCTACCGTTTTTATCGCGCTGCTGCTCGTACTGAGTGTCGCGCTGAACATCCGGCAAAATTACAAGCTGGAGCAAAAAGAGGCGCACTTCGAAGATCTGATTATGCAGGGCTCGCAAAACAAAGTTGTGGACCGCTACGTAAAAGACAGCATAACGCATACGGTTTTTAGCGAAAAACTCATCAGCAACGGAATTGCCGAGAAACAGCTGGCGATGGGAAAAAGCTACACAGACAGTCTGCAACGGGCGCTGAAAACATCTGTAGATAAAATCAGTCAGGCAACCAAGATCAACGCGCTGCTGGAGGCAAGGCTCGCCCTGAAGGAAACCGAAACCGAAACAGGCCGCCGCGTACTGAGCCACCGCGATAAAAACCTGCAACTGGATTATTACCCGGACACCGACAGCGTAAAGCTCGCCATGGATATCGCTTTAAATGAAGCCCGCTACAGCAAGCGTAAATGGCTGCTGGGCGCACCGCAAAATTATATCGATGTCTTCCCGGACGATCCGCGGATTACGATTAAAGGTTTAAAGTCATTTACCGTAAAGGAAAAACCACCAAAAAGACTCGGGATCGGCATCGCCGCCGGATATGGGATCACCCAGCACGACAACACCCTCCGCACGGCGCCGTATGTCGGTATCGGTCTTAATTACAACTTAATCGAATTTTAAAATTATAGACATGTCAAAAACAAAGAATCCGTTTGCCATCGCAGCCATCGCGCTGTTTGCGGCTCACAAAGAACTGAATCAGGTGTATATCACCTCAGACGGCCAAGGCTTCACCAATGGCCACAAAGCCGACGATCACGCGAAGTATCTCGATGATAAAGAGGTGCAGAAATTCAAACGAGGGTTTGATGAAAACTATACCGATGGTGACGGCGACAGCAAGATCGAAAAGGTAGTGAACCTGGAAGACGAGAAACTTCGCGCGCAGCTGCTCGCAGATTACGAGAATCTGTACGGCAAAAAAGCACCTGATCACCTCGACACGGCAGCCCTGACGGCGGAAGTGGCCAAGAAGCGCGACGAAGCCAAAGGCGGCGCAGAAAACACCGAAAACAAAGGTGAAAACCCCGACGCTGATGCAGAAACTCAAAGCGACCGCGAAAAACTGTCTGCCGAGTATAAAGAACTATTTGGCAAGGAGCCGGCGCACAATGCGAAAACGGAAACCATTGCCGAAAAGATCGCCGAAAAGAAGGCTAAAAAGTAATTGCAATAACCATTAAAACTCAATAAAATGCCAGAAGTAAAAACATACGGCCTGAAGACGATCAAGTTTGGCGTCGCAGCTGAAGACGGCACCATGCCCGTCGCCATGACTGCACTGTTCCGTACCTACCGCGACTCGGTTTCCTTCGTAGAAGATGACGCCGACGTACAGGACGAGTACAGCGACCAGGATGACGCGCCAGTGATTTCCATCGGAAGCGTCGGCAAGAAAACCATTAAGGTTTCCACATTCGACTACAGCCCGGAAGTCCTTACCGCCATGAAAGGCGGAACCACGCTCAACGGTCAGTGGATCGAGCCCGTAGGTTTCCAGACCATCCTGAAAGCCGTAGAAATCATGACGGATACCGACCTGCCGTTCCAATGTCCGAAAGCGCAGATCTTCGCCAAGTTCAACGCCGAGTTCAAAAAGAAAGGTCTCGCGCTGCTGGAAATTACCATCGTGCCGCAGGCGCCAATTAAGATCGGCAATAAAACACCATAACACCATGAACGCGGAAAAGAAAGCCGCCAACATACTAATGCAAAGAGGCGTAGCGGTACCAGTCGCCGCGCCTCTTTTTTTTAGGCTGTTTGGGAAAAAGAAATTGGATCTCGTCGTAAAGGCACCGACCATAAAAGCCTCGCTGAAAGTAGCAGAGAAGTACTTGAGCCTGGGCATTGAGAATACGGGCGAAATGGCACTGCCGGAAGCCTTCGCATTGATGAAGCTGCACGGAAAAACCATCTCGCAGATCGTAGCGCTCTGCATCTCGCCGCTGTGGTTCCGCCCGCTGGCGTGGTTGCTGCGCCGCCGACTTACGCACCAGGAACAAAACTACCTCTTCACGCTCATCGTACTGTACGGCGGCGTAGAAGATTTTATCAACACTATCAGATCGATCGAGGCGACGCGGATAACGAAGCCGATGAACATCGATCCGAGTCCGGACGAAGCGACGAGTTAACAAGCGAAAGCTTCCATAGCGTTGCCGGCTTCATTTACCACGTTGCCAAAGAAACGGGATGGAGCAAAAAAGAAATAATGGCGTGCAGCCTGCCGGAACTGATGATGTATCTGGCCGATGCGCCCCGCATGACCCGAAAAAAGAAAACCACAAAATTTGAGTCCGACGACGATCTCGCCGCCTGGCTCGGAGCTGAATAAAAGAATTATGAGCGACCTGGACCCGATAGAACTGGAAATAATCATGAACTCCACGGTAGTGGCCGCGCAATCCGAAAGGGTGCGCGGTGCGCTGCGTGGCGTGGACAGCGCTGCGGAAAACACCCGCCGCCAGTTTAACGCAATAACGCAGGAGCAACTGAAAGGCCGCGCCGCAACCGACGATCTGGCTTCCGCCTTCAACCGCCTTACGCCTGCCGTTGCTGCGTATTTCTCCTACAATACTGCAAAGAGTTTTGTTACTGAACTGATCAATGTACGCGGTGAATTTCAGAAGACAGAGATCGCGCTGAAGACGATGCTGGGCAGTGAGGAAAAAGCGAACGCGCTAATGTCTGAAGCCATTGATCTGGCAGCCAAAACGCCGTTTGAAATGAAAGACGTGAGCAACGGTATCAAACAGTTGCTCGCCTTCCAGGTTCCGGCAGAGGAAGTGATCGATACCCTCACTCGCATGGGCAACGTAGCGTCCGGTCTGGGTGTGCCGATCGATCGGCTCCAGCTGGTATTTGGTCAGGTTCGCGCCAAAGGTAAATTGATGGGTGATGACCTTCGTCAGTTCACCGAAGCGGGCGTGCCGATGGTGGCGGAATTAGCCAAGAAATTTGAGGTTACTGAATCCGCGATTTATAGCATGGTCTCAGCTGGAAAAATCGGCTTTAACGATGTGAAGGACGTGCTTTGGCAGATGACTAATGAGGGCGGTATGTTCTTTAATTTGATGGAAGAGCAGTCCAAGTCAGTGGCTGGTCAAGTTTCCAACCTGGAAGACGCCATAACGCAAATGTTCAATGAAATGGGCAAAAGCTCACAGAACGCAATCAGCACAGGGATCGGTGGTGTAGCTTTTCTGGTTGAAAATTACAGCACGGTGCTGGATGTCTTAGGTGGCATCATTACGATGTACGGCAGTTATAAAGCCGCCGTAATGTTGGTTGCTGCGGTAGAAGCCGCGCGTAACCGCGTTATCACACAGGAAATTGCGCTGATGTCTTTCTCTGAGAAAATGAAGATCGGTCGGCTTCTGGTCACTGAAAGGCAGGCAGCGGCGACGCTTTTGGCTACACAGGTGGAACTTGCGGGAATACAGGCAAAGCACGCAGCCGCAGCAGCTGAAGGCACCGTTGCCGGAAGGACGCAGGCGTCTATTCTCGCAAAGCAGGTAAAGGTTGCGACACTTAAATTAGAGCAGGCTCAGGAGGCGCTGGGAATAGCAACGAAGAACGCAAGCGCGGCAGCCGAGGTTCGCATGACCGCCGTACAGCAACTGCGCACAGTAGTCACGCAAATGGCCACGCGTGCTCAGGCATTACTAAACGCTACGATGCTCACGAATCCGATTGTGGCGACAATCGCCGCCGTGGGTGGGCTTATTTACGCCTATTTGAAATTAAGAGATAACACCACTGCACTCGATAAAGCAGAAAAAGAATTGCAGCAGACGCGCGAAAAAACCAAGCAGCAACTTGATGACATTAAAAACCGCACGCAAGAGTTGGTGAATTTGACGAAGAGCGAAACTGCGTCCAAACTGGAGCAGGCGGAGGCTTACAAGCAGCTCCAGGCAATGTACCCGGCCATGCTGAAGAATATGGATATCGAAACCTTTAAAAAACAAGATGCCGTAAAAATACAGCAGAAATTAAACGATGCCACCGACCGCTTCAGCATGAAATCCCTGCAATCAGAAATGCAGAAATCGAGTGTGGCAATTGAGAAACTTAAAAAAGAAAACGATGATTTATTCAAATCGCTGGGCCGCGGAACGGAAGGACAGGACGGTGCCATCAGTGCGCGCTATGAACGAAATCTGAAACTCATCGAAAAAGAACAGATAAAACTGCGGGAAAACAACAACCAGCTGCGAGAAAAAGAAGAAATACAGAAGCAAGCCAACATGACGCTGGAGCAACGGCAAAAGTACTGGCAGGCAGAAGTTGAGAAAATACAACGCAGCATCGACGCCCAGAAGCGCAGCAACGCCGAAAAGAATACGGCAAATACCAGACTTTCCCAAATGAACAGCCTGACCGGTACCGTGGGCGCTGGTCTTCAGGCATTGTCTATATCGCCGCTCCTTGCACAATTAAACAGAGCTCAGCAACAGCTCGGCAACTTGAATAAAGCGGCTGGCGGCAAAGATGTGCCGAAAGACAAAAACTATTGGGAAGAGCAAAAGAAGAAAGCCGAGGAAGCCATCAACGGAATGTCCGGCGGAAAAAATAACGCCGCGGCTCAAGAACATTTAAAACTGATTCGTGAGGCGGATAGCGCGCTCCAAGCTTACGACTACAGCAACAAAGCCGCTATATCTACAGAAAACAAAGCCGCCGCCGCTGCTAAAAAAGCGGGCAACGAACGGGAGCGAGCCGCTACGCAGCTGCGAAACAAACAGCGCGAGGCTTTAAAAGACATCGCCGATGCCGAGCGTTCACTCGAAAAAGAGCGCATGAGCCGCGAAATACGTGAGATCGCCAATATTGAGGATAAATACAAAAAGCTGCGTGAGCAGGCGAAAGAAGCCAAGCTTGGCGCCGCGGAGATGAAGCGCATTGATGCTATGCAGAAGGGCGAAACCGCCGACCGTTCGTACACGCAGGAAACCGCCGAATACCTCAAACACCTGGACGAAGAAAAAGAACTGTTTGCCGCCTACGAAGCGCTGAAATCTAAGATTGGCACCGAGGCTGCACGCGAACGCTACGGCGCGGAACTGAAAGAATACCAATCCTACGGCGAAAAGCTGCAAGCCGAGATCACCGCAATGCAAAGTTCTGGAGCTACAGAAGGTCCGCAACTGGAGCGCTTGCAGGAATTGCAGGAAAGGCTGGCGGAATACAACCGAGACCAAGGCAAGGCCGCGCAGGATCGCTATGCGGAAGCCTATGAAGCCGCAATGACGCATGAAGAAAAGCTGGCGCTGATTAACCGCGATTATCAGGCGAAACGCATCGAGCTGGAAAAGATTACCGACGCGCAGCTGCGCGCCGCAAAGCTTGCGGAACTGGAGTTACAGAAAAACGCCTCCGTGGACAGCGCCAACGCCGAAGCCTTTGCCAAAACGGAAATATACCAGCGCCTCGGCGAAAATCTGATCGGCATTACCCGCCTCGATTTGAAACTGCGCATCCAGGCACTAAAAGAATTTTTGGCCATTGGTAACGGAATATCTGATGAGCAGCGTGCGAAAATTCAAAAAGAGTTACAGAGGGCCGAGAAGATACTTGGTAAATCAGATGAGGAAACCAAGTTAAATGGACTATTGGAAACGCGGTCGACATTGCACGCTGCTATTAATGCCCAGAAGGCAAAAGGCAACGAGATCTCCGAACAACTCAAGGAAGAATGGATCGAGATCAATCGCCTGATTTCAGAAGCAGCCGGTGACAAGCTCGCGAAATTTGCCGACTGGGCAAGGACGGCGCAAGAAGCGTTCGGCGACATTGCTGGCGCTGTAGGCGACAGTAACGAAGGTTTGTCGGATACGCTGAATGTAATGGGCGAAGTGGCCGGCGCTGCCGCCGGGATTGCGGAAGGATTGATTAGTGGCAATCCGATGAAAATTATCGGCGGCGTTATAAAAGGCATCACCACCATTTTTAAACTGCGAAAAGCGTCGAAAGAATCCGAGAAAAAAGCCAATGAAGAAATCCGGAAGTATTACGAAGAGCTCGCCGAAAAAGAACGTGCGTACCAATCCTTGCTGCGCGAACGTGAAAGGCAGGTCGTTCGGAATAACAAGTTGACACTCGACGGGATCCGCGACACTTTCAAACTTCTGGGCCAGCAGCAAGGTCAAATACAAAGCCAGTACGAAAGACTTTTGCAGCAGATCCAGGGCAGCGGGCAGCAGGTCACCGGCCAGCGTACGGAGAAATACGGCGGCTTTCTCGGCCTGGGCAGAAAAACCCGGGTTGTGCAGGATCTGGCGGGCCTCGGAGGTATGGGCTTCGAGCAACTGGAGGCATTGTTTGAACAAGGCAAACTAACCGAAGGCACTGCGAAACTCTTCGAGCAACTGCGCAAACTGAAAGAGGAAGGCGCCAACGTAGCGCAAACCCTGGAGGATCTGGCACGCGAAGCCAACGAGCTGTGGACGGGCACGACGTCCGACAGCATCACCGATGCCATCGTGGACGGCTTCAAAAACGGCTACCGCACGGCGGAAGACTTCGCGGACAATTTCGAGGATATGATGAAAGGCGCGATGCTCAACAGCTTTAAATACCAAGTGGTAGAAAAGCAAATCGAAGCCTTTTATAAAAATTTCGCCGCCGCGGCTGCGGATGGGGGTCTGAATGAGGAAAAGATCCAGCAGCTGCGCGAACAGTACGCCGCGATGATCGCCGCAATGGGTCAGGAATTCGACGATCTGGCTGCCGTGACGGGCATCGGTTTCGACGAGGCAAGCGCGAACAGTTTGCAGGGCGCTTACAAGGCAGCGAGTCAGGAAAGTATTGACCTGCTAGCTGGCCAAACTGGCGGTATGAGACTGGCGCAGCTGGAAACCAACCAAATCCTAAATGCGGGATTTGCGGCACAGCTGGAGCGCGCGAGCCAGAGCGTGGCCGTGCAAATGCAGATAGAAGCCAATACGCGCCGGACGGCAGACAATACGGAAGTTTTACCGCTGTTGCATGATACTTTACAGCGGGTTGAAAGGGCAATTAACGAGAATAAAAACGCGCTGAACAGCGTAGGAATACGAAAATAATGGCACTGAATACAACAACTTATAAAGACACCCTGAACGGCGTGAACCTGCTGAGCGGTTTCGGCCTTATCATCCAGACTGGTGCTGCGGCCCTGCTGGAATATCCGGAGCGGAAAGAATCGGTTAAATATGACTGGCCGGAAGAAAACGGCGTGCAATACGATCTTGCTGCGCCCCGCTTTAAAGACAAAGAAATTACGTTGCGCTGCGCGATCCTGAAAGATACGCACGTACAGTTCTGGGCGGCGTACAATGCGCTATATCTACAGCTCAGTAAGCCCGGCGCGCAACAGTTGTACATCGATGATCACGGGAAGACGTACAGTGTGTTTTATAAGAAATCAGGCAACTTTAATATCCGGTTAAAACGCCTTAAAAACGTCTCAAAAGTGTTTGTAAAGTTTGATTTAACGCTACAGGTTATTTAATTAAAAATGAATTACGCAATAAAAAGAGGTGCCACCACGGTACTGACGGTACGGCCAGAAGGCAAACTTTCGCGCAAGATCATGGCGGAGGAAATCGTGGATATGTCGTTCCGGATCCCGCAGTTTGTAAAACTACAGATCGGCGACCGCGTGGAAGTTTTCGGCAACACGTATTTTATGGCCACCGAACCAACGGTGCAGAAAGTAAGCAAGCGGGAATTTGCGTACACCGTGCAATTTACCGGCATTAAATACAAACTGGCCGAGGTGCAGCTCCTGTTTCCCGACGGTGACAATGCGCTGACGGTGCCGGATTTCAGCATTATGGGTACTGCCGCGGTGGTACTGGATCTGATCATCCAAAATGCCAACCGGCTGCAAAGCGGATGGACAAAAGGCACCGTAGATGAGACCGAAACCAAACTGATCACCTTCAGCGGGCATAATTGCCTGACGGCCGTCGCGAAAGTGGCGGAAGAGTTCGGGCTGGAGTTCTGGATCGATGGCAACAAAAGTATCCATTACACGGAGCGGAAAAACATCAGCGGCTATACGTTGGAATACGGCAAAGCCAAAGGTCTGCGTGGACTGAATCGTACGCCGCTTTCCGGCTCCGACATCGTGACACGTCTGTACGCAACCGGCAGCGAAAAAAACTTGCCGAAAAATTACCGCAACGGCCAGAACCGCCTGCGCATGGATGTACCATACCTGGAAAAAAACGTTTTGAACTACGGCGTCATCGAGCACACCGAAAAGTTTGACGATGTGTACCCGAAGCGCGTGGGAACTGTGACGGCCGTGGATGCCGCCAACCCGCTAAAGTTTACCGATAACACGTTAGATTTTGATCTGAACGAAGCGGACAGCAATGGCACGAAGATCCTGATCCCGCGCGTGCCGGCAAAGGTGATTTTTCAGACTGGCCAGCTGGCGGGCTATGTGCTCGAAATCCGCGAACATGGGTATAATACCGCGACCAAAACCTTCCTTTTAAATAAAAACGAAGACGAAAAAGCACTGGAAATCCCGAACGCGCTGATTCGTCCGGCCGTAGGCGATACCTACATTCTGGAAGATATTCACATGCCCGAAGCCTATAAAGTAGCGGCAGAGGCTGAACTGAAAGTAAAAGCACAGGCGTACTTGGATGCCAACTGTTTGCAACGGTATATGTATGGAGCAATTGCGGATCCGCTTCAGTTCCGCGCGATGAATATTAATATGCAGCTGGGCAGTACGGTGAATCTCGTAGATCCGGATTTCCTGACCAACGAAGACATCCGCGTGGTGACGATTGTGCAAAGCCTGAGCGATCCGTACGATGTACAGTTTGAACTGGCCGACGTGGCGACGCTGACGGCTATTACGCGCGAGTATTTCGAGCAGGAAAACGATCAGGTTCTGGTACAGCAGGGTATTAAATATAACGCGGCACAGGCGAGACGATCTTACCAGTTTGCCCGCGAGTTCCACGATAACGTGTTTGACGGCGAAGGGTACTTTGACATGGAAAACATCAAACCGCTTTCCATTGAAACTAAAATGATTTCGCTCGGTTCGCGCCTGCAACAGTTTGGCTTGCCTGGTATTGATTTTAAACTGACGAATAATACCACACTCACTTACACGGCCGGCAAGATCGTACACCAGACCATTAACCCGGACGGCCTGCGCGAGTGGATTATCCCGGCCAATACGGTTGCCGGTATCTCCACTGCTTTCAATAATATCTACGTGAAGTGCCAGCGCGTGGGCACTAACGCCAGCATTATAGTGACCACACAGCAGATAAAAGTTGAGCAGGATCCTAACTTCTTTCACTTTGAGGTGGGCTATCTGTCCAGCATTATTGACAATATCCGGAAAATTAAAACGACCTACGGCTTCGCGCAGCTGAACCCGGCGGAACTGTCGATCGGGCGGATCAGTTCACCCAGCGGCGGCAACTTCATTGATCTGAAGCCGGACGGGATTGATATTAATGGAAAGGTGACTTTTGCCGCAGGATCGCCCGCACAGACTTATGTAGATAACCAAGTAGGCGCGGCCAGCCAAGCCGCCGCAAACGCGCAAACAGCCGCTAACAATGCGCAGACGGCCGCCAACACAGCAAACGCGCTACTCACCGATATTGCAAGTGACAACAAAGTCACAGCCGGAGAAAAAACACCGCTCAAAATGGAATGGGATTCTATCACAGCGGAAGTCATGAAAAATGGCGCGTCGGCCGCTACTTATGGCATTTCGGCGACGGCGTATAATGCGGCACATACGGCGCTGCTTAATTACATCAATTCCGTCAGTCTGTTCGTGAATATGTCGGCAACTACCACGGTGGATGGCGCGGCATTGCGTAATAATTTCGCTAATTACTACACGCAGCGCAGCGCATTATTAACGGCCATTTCCGACAAAGCCAAGGCATTGGCTGATGCAGCACAAACGGCAGCAAACCAAGCCGCCGCGAACGCCGCCGCAGCGCAAACTTCGGCAAACAACGCAAACGCTGCTGTGGGTAATTTAAACACCTATATCGATGGTGCTTTTTCGGATGGTATGGTTAGTACAGCGGAAGCGGCAAGTATTGAAAAATACATCAATCAGCTGAACGCTGACAAAGTAGAGTTGGATAACCGATACACGACAATCTACGCGGACACCTTTCTCGCTGGAACGCCGAAAAGCAATCTTTTAGCTGCAAAGAATGCGTATAATACGGCGCATCTTAATTTGATAAACGCGATCAATACTGCAATTTCTGACAAAAAAGTCACAGCCGCGGAAAAAGCAGACGTAGACGCGAAGTTTGCGCTGTATCGTAATACTTTGGCGACTTTATCGACGCGATTTCAGGAAGCCGCGCAGGAAATTGAAAGGGCGCGAGTTGATGCGGTGCAAGTGGGCGGAAGGAATTTGTTACTGAAAACCGACTTTAAAAAATACGGCCTAATCGGATGGGGTCTGAATGGAGGGAATATTGCCAACATGGGTGAGGGCGTTTTGATGGATTTGAGTAGGCCGAGCGATGGCATTTACTATTTCCCGGGCGGTTTTGAGCCGGGCGTTGAGTACACTATATCAATATGGACAAAAGCGGTATATCAGGAGGTAACGGGCGCAAGATTGGGTTTTGAGGGGCAAGACTTGAAAGGAATAAACATTCCTACATCACCAACAAAACTTATTAGAACTTCGGTGACTGTTATTCCTAAAAATGATAATCCGCCGATTGTTTTATACAATAACGTCGCAGGAAAAAACGGATTCTTTTTAGTGTACATGAAACTCGAAAAAGGCAACCGCGCTACAGATTGGACACCGGCACCCGAAGACATTGACGCGCAAATTGTCGCTTCCCAACAGCAAAGCGCCACGGCATTAGCGCAGGCGCAAAACGCGCAGAATACGGCGGCAGCATTGCAGGGCAAAACGAGTTTTTTAACGACTGATATTCACGGAAACGTAATCTCTACCGGAACGGTGGCGGTTGGTGACGCTGTGGGGGCAAATGCCGGGATTACTGGTGTGACGGATCGGGGCAGTAAGTCTGTTCGCTTCTGGGCAGGAACTGACTTCGCAGGCCGCAATATGGCCGGTTGGCTGATCCGCAACGATGGCGTGGAAGAAAGGTGGTTTAATGGCGTAATGATCCGGCAGACGGGAGTTATTAATGGGAACTGGCAGGACTTACGTTTCAACATGAACGGCGTTTTAGCAAAAAAGGAAGCTATTATTAACGGCAAAATATTGGACGAATGGTATAATAACGGCGTGTTAGCTTATCAAATCGGGCAGAATGGGATTTATTACGTGACGGAAATACCGGAGAGTTTCACGGCTTGTTTACTACTTAATTTAAATTCAAATACAAACACATCGGACGGAAATATTTTTCACGTAAAAATTAGACAGCATATGCTGCAAAGCGAGTCCGATCCGCGACGGTTTATATTGGGCGGCGATACACAGTCGCAATATTACAGCGCGGGGCAAAACGTTTACAGTGAAAGCAACAAACAATATGAGGGCTACAAGACCGGAATGAGCAAGTTTAACAATTTACCAGACGGATGGTACGCCATGTCTGAATTGGGAATGATGATGGATTATGATGCAGGCGGAACCAAAAAGGTTGCAAGCTTAATAAGGCTACAAAATGGAAAGGCCATCGACAGTCTTATCACTGCTGTAGAGACATACAGATATCACTTTATAACATTTTAAATAAAATAACAATGGAAAATTTAACAATCACAAATCAGACAACAACCGTACAGGCGGTTAAGCAAATTAACGGGAACACAGCTAATTTTAGTTGGCAAAAAACCGACGGCGAAGAAATTACCGCCGTAAACTTTAACGTGCAGCGTGGCATCGTAGGCGAAGCGGAGTTTAACGGAAATAACATCGTAAACGGCGCTTATTATCCTCAAAGTGGCAAATTCGACGTACAAAATAACAACTTTACGGAGGGCGATTTTGAGCTGTACGCGGGTGTATTGGAGACGTGTAAGGAAATTGTAAATGTGGAGATAAATCAGCTTTAACGCTGTTTGATTTAAACAGCAATTAAACACCGTTGCAAAGCCATTGCAATAAAGTAGAAAAGACCGCCGCGTGGGTGGTCTTTTTTTTGGACATTTCGTTTTGAATTGCGGGACATTTGGTTTTGCCGATTATACTTGTATACTGCAAATCAAAGCCAGCCAGCAATGAATCGCAGGAGAAACGATATACTTTGGTTGCAGATGAAGACGGTATCGTAGCTGAAGTATTCGACTCCGCCGTGACAGATAAAAATAAATATAATGACAACAACATTATTTATAAGGTCGGCAAGACCTTTCATTATAATTTTAAGCATATAACGCCCGAAGGTAAAACGCAATATTTCCACGAGGCCGGGATTGAAGATCAATGGAAATTTGTTGACGCGGCTGCTGCTGATTCTGCTACCATTACTTCCGTGAAAATTGAGGTATTGAATGGCAATCCCATGGCGGATCATCTTCCGGACTACAACCAAACCGTTTTAGCGTATCAAATGAAGAACAAGAAAAGGCGGTCCATGTCCGGCGTCATTGAAAACGAGGCCAACGTGTGGATGCACCCACCACGCGACCTGTATTTTGAAATTCTGGAGTTGAATCCGTTTCCATATATAAAAGCTCCTTACCAAATCGGAACCAGCTGGACCTGGAACCTGGCCATCGGGGATGGCTGGAGCGATAAACGCTGGAAGCTGTGGACCGGTCAAATTGAAAATAAATACAGGTATCAGATTACCGGCAAACAGAGTTTAAAAACAAATATGGGGAAAATACGATGCTTTGTGGTAGAGTCGACGGCTGTCAGCAGGATCGGAAATACCAAGCTGATTGCTTACTTTAATCCTCAGTATGGCTTTGTGAAACTGGACTATACTAATATTGATAACAGCAAGACGATACTAGAGTTAACCCAAGTGGAACACAGGCTGCAGCACGATAGAACATTGTAGTAAGGAGGGATAGTTTTAGGTTTTTTGGGCGGACATTTCGCGCTGTTCGTTCTTACTCCTCGCTCGGTCGGCTCCACTGCGTTCCGCCGCCTCGCTGCGGGGTACCCACTGCCATCGCGGCCGCGGGATGTACACCTTTTCACATTTCCAGTTATTGAAATATGGTTTCTATAACAGAGCGCAAGTGAACTGAATTGTACAGAAGTTTTTGAAAATGGTGTTGTTTTAATGCCTATTTTTAACTCTACTAATAGAATCAGAATTTATACGCCTTAGAGTAACATGAAGCATAAAGGCAGAAAAAAGCTTTTTGTTCTTAGTTGCCTCACACGAATCATTAAACACCGTCATATTTTTTTTATGATTACGCATGAAAAGAGTAAAACACACCTTTCATCTTATCAGCTACCTTCAATACCCATTGATGGCACTGGGACTTCTGTATTTAGTAAAAGCCAACTACATCTTGTACACTGCGAAAGACATTCAATCGTATTTGGTGGCCCTTAATACTTGCCTTATTTTTATAGGTCTGGGCATAAGTTTCTCAACTTTCCAGGATACTACGAAAACCCAAAATAATTTTTCAAAAAAAATGTGGGAAAGCAAAAGAAAAGGAGGCATCGCTCTGATCGTCTTTTCGATATTCGCACTTCTTCTTTTGATATTTGGTTTCATTGGTTATTTTTCGTCAGGAAATGAAGGATTGCAAAATGTCAGTGTTGGGTTTATTATTCTTGCCATAGGCTTTGTAGGCCTGATTAAGACCGCTGTAGAAATGTATGAGAACCACAGAAAAGACTGATGATGTTTATTCTAAAAAGATTAGTTCAACAACAGTCATACATCAAATTCTTCTGAAGCTATAGAACGTGGTTTATCTATTTTTGAAGATCAGTCAGCTAAAAAACGTTACACACATTATGAAAAAACTTATTCTCCTCTTTCTCTTCTCCACCCTCCTATTCCAGGCGCAGCAACCCATCCTTAAAAAGGGCAACCCTTTCCCCGACTTTCAGTTACAGCAACTGGACGGTACTTCCCTAACAATGGAAAGCCTCAAAGGGAAAATAGTTTTCATCAATCTGTGGTTCACCAACTGCGCACCGTGTGTGGAGGAAATGCCGGAGCTCAACAAAATGGCATCGGCGTACCAGGACCGCGTAGTTTTCCTCAGCCTGACGTTTGATTCAGCGGAGAAAGTGCAAAACTTTCTGGCGAAACAACCCTTTCACTTCACCCACCTCGTCAGTGCGGGCGGCTTTATAAAGATGCAATTGCAAAACAACGAATATCCCAAAAACATCATCCTGGACCGCGACGGCACGATGGTGCTGATAAACAACGGCCTGCCCTTCCAACCCGACAAAGAAACAGGCGAAATGAAACCGGCTTCGTACAAGCTTTTTGGGAGGTATTTGGATCAGTTGCTGGCGTTGTGAATGGTGCTGAGAAAGATTTGCTAGGAACAGAAAATGCGTAACGCTACTTGAACTGCCAAACAGCCTAGATATTTACTTCCTAAAATTTTAAAAAGAACGGCTGCGGTGTGAAGAACTTGCATATATTCAATAATAATTTCCAATTTTATAATTAAAAAAAAGAAAAAACGATGACGAAACTGACATCTGAGTTTTGGGAATACCCTGGCGAGCCAATTAATCTTGATCAGCACTTTATTAGGTGGGTTTTCATTTTCCAATATGTTCATCATTGAGGGAACGAAGACAGATTCCAAATTAAAAAGTTCGCTCTTCAAAGCTTTGACATTGGCTTGTGCCGGTTTTATTATCTCAATCTTTGCGATGACTAATATAATAATGCGCACCACCCAAGGGTATCCGTTTGAAACAACCAACACAGATCTGCTTTTGCCAAGAATTATTGGAACGGCTTCTTTTCTGGTCGGGCTCATTTCCATTATTTATGCTATCGCTATTTCGGGACGTATAAAAAATTATAATTCAAAAATATTTTCTTTAATCGTGGGAATAATCGCTTTTATACTGATTTTACTAATGCTCAATTAAGCAAGCGCATGGCAGAAGCGGAAAGAAATTGATAAGAATTATTTCTGGGAACAAGTTTGTTACATCGTACTTCACATAAACAAAGGACTTTTATACTCAGTAAAAAAAGCCTTGCACCGCTAATTCTCTTTATTTGAGTTTTTTCATAGGTGTTGTAGATTACCGCTTGACATCATTTTAAAATAATTATATGGAGGATGACCTTTTAAATAAAAAAAGTGAATATGTGAATTATCTGCAGAAACGGCAGCAGATGTTAAGTCTTTTCATTTATACTGTTGCTATTATTATTCCTGTACTTATATTGATCTGGTTAGTTGCAGAAACCTATTCCATCAAAATGTTAGATGATGAGACTAAAAAATTAAGACTGCGGGACGCTTTTTTATTAGCCATTTTTGTACTGGCGGTGAATTTATTTGCAGCAAAAATAATTGTTAATATCTTTAATAAAATGTATGATGGATATAAACCAATTATTCTATCATTATCTGAAAACGACTGGAATGTATTTTTAACACTTCAGAAGCAGCTAATGAAATTCAGAAACTCCTTACCGTACTATATTGTCAGTAAAGATACCATTTCGGTGTTTTATGACTGGAAAGTAAAATCTTTTAATTATTTCGAAATTCAATCATTTTTTAATCATGGTCCTGTCTTACAGCGCTTCACAGGTTTCTGGTATGTAACTGAAGTAAAATTCGATAAAAACCATAAAATAATATTTACTATTAAAGAGAAAAGAATCCACCAATATCTAGTTAATATTTTATCAAAAAACTATCGTGACAGACGCAGCCAACAGTCGGAAATGTAA